AACCTGTCCATTTATTCTGATAATGATATTGAGACTTACCGCGATGTGCTGTTCTATGTGGGACAAGTGCTTGGCGGTTTTTTCGTGATCAACAGAGCCGGGGAGCTGGAGCTTCGGAAGTATGGGAACACGCCGGTGCTGACAGTTGAGAGGAAGCACAGGTTCACTTCCAGCTTTTCGGATTTTATCACGAGATATACGGCGGTCAGTTCAACGAACCTTCGAACACAGATTGCGGAGTATTATGCGCTGGATCCGGATGACGGGCTGACGATGAACCTGGGCGTGAATCCGCTTCTGCAGTTCGGTCTGGAAGAGACCAGGCGGCAGCTTTGCACAAATATCCTGAATGATCTGGCCGTGGTGAACTATGTTCCGTTTGATTCGGATACCATCGGGAATCCGGCACTGGATGTTGGCGATGTTTTGTCATTCAGCGGTGGACAAGCGGACGCTACGAAGTATGCCTGCATTACATCGAACAGCATAAAGATCGGAGGCAGGCAGAGTATCAAGTGCGTGGGAAAGAATCCGAAGCTGTCCCAGGCAAAGAGTAAGAATGATAAGAACATCTCCGGGCTGCTGGCTCAGATCGAGGCAGGGAAGATCGGGATTCATACCTTCACCAATGCATCGGCATTCACGGTGGCGGATGTGGATACGAAGATCATTTCCATCGAGTTTGCTACGACTGAAGCGAACCATGCGCAGTTCTTCGGGCAGGTGATAGTGGATGTGACAGCTCAGCCGGTGACAAGGTCTGTTACAGCATCCGGGGATGTGGTGATTCCGTCTGTCCCTGTTGATGATCTGCCGGTGGATCCGGATGATCCTGAAGAAGAGCCGGTAGTGATCGGCAATACGGAAGAGCAGACGATAACAATATCTCTTCCGATGAGCTGGCAGGAGGATGGTCATGCGGATGTGATTTTTTCCTTTGAGTTCAACAACCAGATGATCCCGGTGCATTATCCGCAGGAGAACTGGCACTCCGGAAGGCACACGATCCTTCTGTATTATCCAATCGAGGATGTGGTGCCAAACTACACGAATATCTTCAATGTCTACATGCGATGCGAGGGCGGCACGGCTGCGGTGGATACCGGGATGTGCATTGCTTCCATTTCCGGCCAGAGCATGGGTGCTTCAGCAGCATGGGACGGCAGGATCGATATTGAAGAGTATGTTGACCTGTTCAGAATCGGCGATGGAAGTCAGAACGGACGGCTTCAGGTGAAGGCATTCACGGAAGCGGATGAATGGGAGGTCAAGGAAACCATGAGACGGTACTATTCGGATGTGAAGAATGGCAGGACAGCCGTTGGCGGTTTTGCGATGGTTGTGGATGTGCCGGGCAGTAACACTTAAGGAGGTTACGATGAAAAGATATACAGGAAATCTGGTCATTGAACTGGAAGACCAGAATACAGGAGTGAAAGAGACGGTATCGGAGACCAATATGGTCACCAATGCCGTCAATGACATTCTGGGAGTAAATCCGATGGGCGTCATGTATAAGGCTGGCGGTCAGTATGATGATTCCCTGACCTGGAATGATGCGCTGCTTCCGATCTGTCCCAACATGATCGGGGGCATCCTGCTTTTTCCGGGTTCCATCACGGAACAGGCGAATAACATTTATCTGCCGTCAACAAATCTGCCGGTGGCTTATGCTTCCAATGATGTCAATGCTACGGCGAATACCAAGAGGGGAAGCATGAACCTGACGGAGAGCATGAAGCTGACAGACGGTTATAAGTTTGTCTGGGAGTTTACGCCTTCGCAGGGAAACGGCACGATCACAGCGGTGGGACTTACTTCCAAGCAGGGCGGAGCAAATGCCTATGGATCTGAGGTGGCGGTGGATACCACGCTGCTTCAAATCAAGAAGGTCAGCCTGGATGACGGGGATGGATTCATCAACGATCTGTTCAGGACGGTGACTGTGGATTTTGAGAATGCGAAGCTTTATTCCCTGGGATATGCGAGCAATACCGTAACGATTAAGCGGTACCGGATCCCGGTATTTGATATCGGACTGAATGAGAAGCTGGATGATTCCACGCTGGTGCTGGAGGATACAACGGTTCTCCAGTGCAGCACCTTCCATTTTTACGGAAGCTATACGCCGTATGGAATCTTCATGGATGGCGGAGACGGGTACTGGTATGGTTTTGCCAATCAGGGCAATTCCTCCGGAAATGCGACAGTGCTTTGGATCAAGATCAGGAAGAGCGACTACACCTTTACGGAAGGACAGTGGACGCTTTCCAATGCTACGCTGATGACGATGGGAAGCTTCAAGGAAGGATCCAGTTATCCGTCAGGGAACAGAAGTGCTGTAGTGAGAAACGGGTATCTGTATGTGCCGTCTTATGACAAGACCGGTGTGTATAAGATCAATATTTCCAACAGTACGGATGTGACGCTGATCAGCTTGGGATTTACTTCCGCCATGAGATGCATCGGGGAGACCGGCAGTACGGACTGCTGCCTTACCATTCTCAATGACATTATCGTGGCGTATGATTTTGAGATCGATGTGAATGATCATGTGATCCCGTTATTTGCCGGGGAGCATTGCGGGAATGTATCTACGCCGTTCTTCCAGTACAAGGAATATGTTTTCGCATGGGGCGGCGCTTATCTGAACCAGTACAGATATACATGGTTGCTGACTCCGTATCTGGCTACGATCTGCAATCTGAGTCAGGCAGTGGTGAAGAATGCAGATAAGACAATGAAGATCACTTACACACTGACGGAGCAGACGGTGACGTAAGGGTTGGATAAATGAACAGTGTTGTTAAGGCGGTTATCCCGGAATGGGAGCCGCCTATTTTTATGCGAAGGAGGGATTTGCGATGAAAGAGTTTTGGAATGTGATTCAGGCAATCTTTGCGGCGGTAGGTGGCTGGCTTGGCTATTTCCTGGGCGGAAATGACGGCCTGCTCTATGCACTTCTGGCTTTTGTGGTACTGGATTACATCACAGGGGTCATGTGTGCAGTGGCGGATAAGAAGCTGTCGAGCGCTGTGGGCTTCAAGGGGATCTGCAGGAAAGTTCTGATCTTTGCGATGGTAGGCATCGGACATCTGCTGGATACTCACATTTTCGGAGAAGCCGGTGTGCTCAGAACCGCTATCGTTTTCTTCTACATTTCCAATGAAGGTCTGAGCCTTGTAGAGAATGCGGCGTATCTGGGACTTCCGATTCCGGGAAAGCTTCACAAGGTGCTGGAGCAGCTGCATGACCGGAGCGAGAAGGAAAAGGATAAGAAGGATGGTGAGGAATAATGGCTTACACGAACAGTTCTATGGTGGTTTATAAGAAGCTTTCTCCGAACCACTCCGGGCAGAGGACGCACAGCATTGACCGGATTACGCCGCATTGTGTTGTTGGCCAGTGTACAGCGGAAGGCCTGGGGGAATGGTTTGAGAAGCAGTCCACGCAGGCATCCAGCAACTACGGCATCGACCGGGACGGCAGGGTGGCTCTGTATGTGGAAGAGAAGAATCGCTCCTGGTGTTCTTCCAGTAATGCCAATGACCAGAGGGCGATCACGATCGAGTGTGCTTCCGATACCACAGAGCCTTATGCTTTCAGGGATGTGGTGTATCAGACGCTGATCAAGCTCTGCATAGATATCTGCAAGCGCAATGGCAAGAGCAAGCTGATCTGGTTCGGAGATAAGGACAAGACGCTGAATTATTCTCCGAAGAGCGGGGAGATGATCTTGACCGTTCACAGGTGGTTTGCGAATAAGTCCTGTCCGGGGAACTGGATGTATGCACGAATGGGAGATCTAGCGGAGAAGGTTACGAAGGCACTGCAGGGTTCTTCTGATTCAGATGGTGGTTCGGCTGCAAATGGGACACAGGCCTCTGTCCTGAAGAACCTGTCTGAGGCGGATGCGATCAAGAAAGTCGGAGCGCTGTTCACTGCGGATCAGAAGAAAAGCGGCATCCTGGCATCGGTATCGCTGGCTCAGTTCATTCTGGAATCAGGGTATGGAAAGAGCGAGCTGGCTCAGAATGCCAACAACATCTTTGGGATGAAGTGCAGCCTGTCTGGGAATACCTGGAGCGGGTCCAGCTGGGACGGAAAGAGCAAGTACACGAAGAAGACGCAGGAACAGAATCCTGACGGCAGCATGATCACGATCACGGCAGACTTCCGGAAGTATCCCTGCATTGAGAAATCTATTGCTGACCATTCCGCTTATCTGCTTGGGGCGAAGAACGGCAGCAAGCTTCGTTATGAAGGGCTGAAGGGATGCACGGATTATAAGAAGGCTGTGCAGATCATCAAGGATGGTGGCTATGCCACAAGCCTAACCTATGTGGAGAAGCTGATTTCCATCATTGAGAGGTGGAACCTGACTCAGTATGAGGTGAAGGATTCCGGAGGCGAAGTGATCCGTTGGTACCGGGTGAGGAAGTCCTGGGCGGATGCCAAGAGCCAGAAGGGAGCCTATAAGATCCTGGACAATGCGAAGAAGTGCGCAGATCAGAATCCGGGATATAAGGTGTTCGATGCGGATGGCAAGGTGGTGTATGAGCCGAAGGCGGCTGATCCTGCGGTGAAGGTGCCGTTCCTGGTAAAGGTCAGTATTTCGGATCTGAATATCAGGAAGGGTCCGGGGACCGATTATGACAGGGTTCAGTTTATTCCGATTGGTGTGTACACGATCATGGAAGTGAGAAGTGGCAAAGGCAGCTCTGCCGGATGGGGCAGGCTGAAGAGCGGAATAGGATGGGTGAGCCTGGAG